TTATTAGAAATAAATAAAGGAGAAGAAAATTATGGAAAAGAAAGCATTTATTAAAGTTGAATCTGATGAAGTGGGAGCTCGCATCCACTCAAATGGCAGTAATTATCAAATGTTATTAATGATGTCATTATTAATTCAAGCTTTTAAAGACGGTCAATTAACAAATGAAGACAACCCAAATAACGAAACATTTAAACAAATCGTTGACTTCATTTTTAAGAAGCCAAGAGAAGCATCAATTGCACTTATTCATATTATCGGTGTTGATGGAGATTTAGATTTTTTATTCAAAAGTGAAAAGGAGAATAATTAAATGGATAAGATTAAGATTAATTCTCTTGAATTAGAGAATGTTAAAAGAATTAAGGCAGTACAGTTAGAGCCATCTGAAAAGGGCTTAACAATCATCGGTGGTGATAATGCACAAGGAAAGACATCAGTACTTGATGCTATCACTTGGGCATTAGGAGGCAATAAATACAAGCCATCCAAGCCAACACGAGAAGGGTCTAGCATTCCTGCAGCTTTAAAGATTGTATTGTCAAACGGAATTATAGTCGAAAGAAAAGGTAAGACAGGCGCTCTAAAGGTAACTGATCCATCAGGCCTTAAAGGAACACAAGGACTTCTTGATTCGTTCATTAATGAATTCGCACTAGATCTTCCAAAGTTCATGCAGATGAACGATAAAGATAAAAGCGCTACATTATTAAAAGTCATCGGGGTTGGTGAACAGCTCAACGAATTGGAACAGAAAGAAAAAGCTTTCTATCAGAATCGTACAGAAACAGGAAGAATCAAAGACAGAAAGAAGAAAGCATATGAAAACATGCCTGTATTTGAAGAAGCCCCAGAAGCCTTGCTAGATATCAAGGAGCTTATTGATCAGCAGCAGAAGATTCAGAAGGTTAATGCTGATAATGAAAGGATCAGACAGGAAGCAAAGAACAAAGGAATGAATGCTTCCTATCTTAAGAAGAAGCTTGATGATATCGAAAAAGAATATCTAAAAGCCAAAGAAGAAGCAGAAAAAGCATCAAGAGAAGCAGAAGAAGCTTCCACTGAACTAGAAACACTGATTGATATCGATACATCGCCAATTGAAGAACAGATTTCTTCAATTGAAGAAATTAATGCAAAAGTAAGAGCCAATTCCGAAAGAAAAAAAGCATACAAGGAGTATGAAGAACTGCAGAGTGAATATGATGACTACACTGCTGCTTTAAATGAAGTAAAAGACCAGAAGGTTAAATTATTGGAAAATGCAGATCTTCCTCTTGAAGGATTATCAGTAGAAGAAGGAAGACTTACATATCATGGACAGAACTGGGATAACATGTCTGGTTCACAGCAATTAAAGGTCGCAACTGCAATCTGCAAATCAATCAATCCTAAATGTGGATTTGTCTTATTAGATAAGTTGGAACAGATGGATTTGAAAACTTTAAAAGAATTTGGTGCTTGGCTTGAAAAAGAAGGATTACAGGCGATTGCTACAAGAGTATCTCAAGGTGATGAATGTTCTGTAATCATCGAGGATGGATACATCAAGAAAGAAGAACCAACAGCTGAACATAAATGGGAAGGAGTGAAATGGTAATGGATTTTGAAATCACAAAAGGGACAGTCCAGAAACCTTATAAAGTAGTTGTATATGGTCCTGAGGGAATTGGTAAGTCAACCTTCGCTTCTCATTTCCCTGACCCTTTATTTATCGATACAGAAGGATCTACTAGATCATTGGATATCAAGAGACTTCCTAAACCGACTTCTTATGAAATGCTTAAACAGGAAATTGATTACATCATTGAGAAGAATACATCTATCTGCAGAACACTAGTCATTGATTCGATTGACTGGGGTGAAGCTCTTATCGTTCAGCATATATGCGATAAGTACCAGAAGAAAGGCATTGAAGACTTCGGATATGGAAATGGTTATGTCTACACAAAGGAAGAGTTCGGAAGACTTCTTAACAGATTAGAAGATGTTATTGAAAAAGGTGTGAATGTTGTTCTTACAGCACATGCGCAGATCAGAAAATTTGAAAAACCAGATGAAAGCGGTGCTTTTGATAGATATGAATTAAAACTGGGGAAGAAGACTGCTTCACAGACTGCACCTCTTGTAAAGGAGTGGGCAGATATGGTTCTTTTCGCAAACTATCAGACATTCGTGACAAAAGACGAGAAGGGAAAGACAAAAGTATCAGGAAACAGAAGAGTGATGTACACAGTACATAATGCATGCTGGGATGCTAAGAACAGAGACGGTCTCCCAGAAATGTGCGATTTTGATTATCAGGTAATCAAACCACTTATTGAAAAAGCAATCGCTGAACCTGTAGATAATACATCAAAAGAGGAACCGACAGCTGAACCTATCGGAGCAGAAACATACTCACCTTCTGTAAGTGCTATTGATTTTGAATCAGATGAATATAAGAAGCTTCCTTCTCAGCTTGTGGATCTTATGAAGCAGAATGAAATAAGCATTGAAAGAATGATGGATGCAGTATTTGCTAAAGGAATCTTTCCAAAAGATACACCTATTGAAAACATACCTAGCGATTTCTGGTCATATCTTATCAGTACATGGAATGAATTCCTAGGTGCACTAGTAGAAAATGAAATGCAATTTTAAATAAGGAGAACATAAATATGAGTTATCAGAATAATTATCAGAACAATCAGAATGATGGAGCAATGGGATGGGATGAAGAAATTGTAAAGGACAGTGAATTTGTCACACTTCCAGAAGGAATCTATGATTTCATCATCAAGAAGCCGTTTGAAAGACAGAAGACTTCCGGACAGGGAAAGCTTCCGGTATGCAACAAGGCAGTTATTACATTAACTATCAATTATGAAGACAAGGAAGTTGACGTATCAACTAATTTAATTTTACACAGAAGTCTTGAATGGAAGATTTCTCAGTTCTTCGAAGCAATCGGTCTTAAAAGAAGAGGAGAACCATGTAGAATGGCATGGAATGAAATCATTGGAAAAACAGGAAAGGTCAAGATTGCACCAAGAGAATATAACGGCAATACATACAATGATGTAAAAGAGTTTATTGTTCCTTCTTTAGATAACGTTCAGTCTCAGCCAAATGTTCAGCAGCAGTGGGGAAACTGGAATAAATAATGCAGCTGAGAAAATATCAGCAGGAAGCACACGATTCTATTTTTAAAGAATGGGAAGAGAAGGGAATCAAAAAGACCCTTCTCGTTCTTCCTACTGGATGCGGCAAAACGATTGTATTTGCCAAAGTTGCAGAAGACTGCGTAAAAGAAGGAAACAAGGTCCTGATCATGGCACATAGAGGCGAACTACTCGAACAGGCTGCTGACAAAATCAAGAAAATGACAGGGCTAGAATGTTCTGTAGAAAAGGCAGAACAGACATGCATGGGTTCCTGGAACAGAATCGTTGTCGGAAGCGTTCAGACGCTTCAGGGAACAAAAAGATTATCTAAGTTCCCAAAGGATTATTTTGACACAATCATTATTGATGAAGCGCATCATGTGCTTTCCTCAAGCTATCAGAAAGTACTTGAACACTTTGATGCAAGAGTACTTGGAGTAACTGCTACACCAGATAGAGGTGACAAGAAGAACCTAGGCAGATACTTTGAAACATTATCTTATGAATACACATTGCCAGAAGCGATCAAAGAAGGATATCTAGTACCAATCAAAGCGCTGACTATTCCTCTTGAATTAGATCTGAGCAGTGTATCAATGAGTGCTGGGGACTTCAAGGCAAGTGATGTAGGAAGTGCATTAGACCCTTATCTGATGGGTATTATCAATGAAATGAAAAAGTACTGCAAGGATAGAAAGACAGTTGTCTTTCTTCCTCTTGTAGCTACATCTAAAAAGTTTACAAAACTATTAAATGAAAATGGATTTAAAGCTGCAGAAGTAAACGGTTCATCAAAAGACAGAGAAGAAGTTACAAAAGACTTTGCAGAGAATAAGTACAATGTCCTATGCAATTCGATGCTTCTGACTGAAGGTTGGGACTGTCCTGATGTTAATTGTGTAATTGTATTAAGACCAACAAAAGTAAGAAGCCTCTATTCTCAGATGGTTGGCAGAGGTACAAGGTTATCACCTCAAACTGGCAAGAAAGATTTATTACTGCTTGATTTCCTCTGGCATTCAGAAAGACATGAACTGTGTCACCCGGCTAATCTTATCTGTGAAAGTGAAGAAGTCGCTAAAAGAATGACAAAAAAGATGGAAGATAATGCTGGAGAGGAATTCGATATACAGGATGCTGAGGAAGAAGCCAAGAAAGACATTATCAAAGAAAGAGAAGAGGCACTGCAGAAACAGCTTGAAGAGATGAAGCACAAGAAAAGAAAGCTTGTTGATCCTATTCAATATGCAATGAGCATAGAAGCTGAAGATCTACAGGATTATGTTCCTTCTTTTGGATGGGAATGTACTCCTCCAACTGAAAAGCAATTAAAACTATTGGAAAGCGAAGGAATATTCTCTCAAGAAATTCCTAATGCTGGATATGCATCTAAATTAATTGAAAAGCTCAATATGAGAAGAAAGGCACATCTTGCAACACCAAAGCAGATCAGACTCCTTGAAAGATATAACTTCGAGCATGTAGGTAACTGGCCATTTAAAGCTGCTTCTAATATGATTTCAAGAATTGCATCCAATAGCTGGAAATTGCCTGACGGACTGAATCCAAAAGAATATGTTCCACAATAATTTCTAGAAAGGAAGGACCAGAATGACAAAATATGATTTGAAAGAACTTCTTGAATATATAGATCCTTCCTCTCTTTCCTATCAGGAATGGTGCAATGTTGGAATGGCACTCAAGCATGAAGGATATAGTGCAGATGACTGGGATTCATGGAGCAGTGCAGATTCCAGATACAAAAAAGGTGAATGCTTCACTAAATGGAATTCATTCAATGAAGAAGCTGGTGCCATTGTAACTGGCGGAACAATATTTGAATATGCTAAAAAAGGTGGATGGCATCCACCAGTCAAAGAAAAGTATAAAGATGGTGCTATTGATTGGGATGATGAGATAGGCAGTATCATTGATACTGATTCTGTCGATTCGATAGAACTACAAGAACCCTCTGACGATGACTGGCATCCATCAAATGAATTAATCAGATACCTATCTACATTATTCGAAACTGATGATTACGTAGGCTTCGTAATGCAGTCTATGGAGAATGATAAAGGAAAATATATTCCTGGTAATCGAGGAATATATAAGATGACTGCTGGAGAACTGATTGAAAAGCTTCATAAGTGTAATGATGATATCGGAGAGGTTCTTGGAGACTACAATCAGGAGGCAGGAGCATGGATCAGATTCAATCCTCTGAATGGTGAGGGTGTTAGAAATGCAGATATTGCATCATTCAAATATGCATTAGTAGAATCTGATTCTATCGATATCGGAAAGCAGCTATCTATAATCCATCAGATTGAGCTTCCAGTTGCTGCAGTTGTATACAGTGGCTCTAAGTCAATACATGCAATCGTAAAAATAGAGGCTAATGATTCAAAAGAATATAAAGAACGTGTGGCATATCTTTACAAGATATGTGATAAGAACGGTCTTGAAGTTGATGGTCAGAACAAGAATCCTTCTCGTCTATCGAGAATGCCTGGTGTTATCAGGGGAGAACATAAGCAGTTCATCATTGAGACTAATACAGGTAAGGAATCCTATGATGAATGGGTAGAATGGATTGAATCAATTGATGATGATCTTCCGGATGAGGAATGTCTTGCTGATTCATTAAAGAACATACCTGATTATGCAGAGGAACTTATTCCAGGGATATTAAGACAAGGGCATAAGATGCTTCTTGTCGGCCCTTCTAAGTCAGGTAAGTCATTTGCACTTATTGAATTATGTATAGCAATCACTGAAGGCACTGAATGGATTGGAAGAAAATGCAAGCAAGGAAATGTGCTTTATGTGAATTTCGAATTAGACAGGCCTTCATGTCTTCACAGATTCGAAGATGTCTATAATTCGCTCGGAATACCAGAAAACAAAAGACATTCAAAAAATCTGTATACATGGAATCTGAGAGGTAAGACATTAACACTTGATAAGCTTGTTCCAAAACTTATAAGAAGAGCTAAGAAAAGAAACTACAGAGCAGTTGTGATAGATCCTATTTACAAGGTAATAACAGGAGATGAAAACAGTGCCTCAGAGATGGCCAACTTCTGCAACCAGTTCGATAAGATTGCAGAAGCAACAGGCGCATCTGTCATATATGCACATCATCATTCGAAAGGTGCACAGGGTTCTAAAAAATCGATGGACAGAGCTTCCGGTTCTGGAGTATTCGCAAGAGATCCTGATGCCTTATTAGACATGATAGAACTTGATATTCCTAAGGAAGTAAAAGACAAGTTCAGAAAAGAAGCAGAAGTGGAGACAATCAAGGCAGTGCTTGATAGAGCAGTACCTAACTGGAGAACATACATTTATAAAACGCTTAAGACAGATGAAAATGATCTAGAAGCAATGAATAACTACTGTGCAGAGATGCTTGATTTTGATCAGATGACTGAACTGGAGATTCTGAAAGAGAAGCAGTTATACAATGTCGATCATATGAGTGCTCTACAGATCAGCGGAACATTAAGAGAATTCGCTTCATTCGATCCTGTCAATGTGTTCTTTAAATATCCTCTTCATTATCTTGATAACAGTAATCTGCTCAAAGGATGCAATCCTGATAGTTCAAGCAGAAAATCAAAATATGAAAAGATGAATGAAGCAAAGCAAAAAGAACAAGAAAGTAATATTGAATTGTTCTTGAATGCATTTGAACAATTAAATGTTGATGGAGAAGCATCATTAAAAGATATAGCAAGCAGTGGACTTGTAGCTGGTAAAACTATTGAAGCATTAAGGAAATCAATTACAAGATGGATAAAGTCGAATAAGTTAGAGGGGTTCGAATATTCGCAAGGAATTATTAAAAAAACAGGCGGACATACGTAAGTGGACACACATATATAAATATATGTATGTCCGGTGTCCAGTTTTAAGAACATAGTTGCTGACTGCGTACGTATTAATATATGGGGAATTTAAGATTCCCCCATATATATACGTTACGCGTCATCATAGTGACTATGAATTTTGAAAGAATGAAGGTGAAAAAAATTGAAAATAGAAATGGAACAATATCTTGAAGCTCTTCAGGATGCGGAAGAAAAATATAAAAAGCTAGAAGAAGAATATTCTTATTTGCAGGAGGAGCATGAAGACCTCAAACAGGAATATGCAGATTTCAGAATTAGAAATAATAAATATGTTTCTTCTTTGAAAAGCATCCTTGAAGAAACTATCAGGGAAGACAAGAAAATCAAAAGAGACTGCAAAATCATCATAGTACTATCATTTATTCTTGTAGTGCTTGTGATTGCGCTGTTTGCTCTTTAGGAGAAAGAAAAGGAATGTCTGAATGAGCAAGTATAATTCAAGAAAAACAACAGTTGATGGAATCACATTCGATTCCAAGAAAGAAGCCAGAAGGTATTTAGTACTCAAGCAGATGGAACAGGATGGAGAAATAAAGAACCTCCGTCTTCAGGTTCCTGTCGAGTTGGTACCATCTTTTGAAATTGTGGTTGATGGAAAGAAGAGAAAAAGAAGAGCGATGCGATACATCTGTGATTTTGTCTATGAAGTCAACGGAACAACAGTCTATGAAGATGTAAAAGGCAGAAAAACAGATGTTTATGCAATCAAGAAGAAATTGTTTGAATATAAGTTCAAAACAACCATAAAGGAGACTTAAGAATGAATAATTATTTAACTAAAAAAGTGGTCTACTTCACTTATCAGCAGTTTTTGAACGAACTGGAAGAATTAAAAAAGAAATATTACGTTATCGGCTACACTGTTAAGTCTCAAGAAAACGCTGCAGATGTTCAGCTAGTCGAAAAGTAAGCGAAAAGAGGCAGAGAAAAAATGGAAAAATTATATCTGGTAAAGTTAGGAAATATGTATGTTACAAGTGCATCACTAACATCTATTAAATTGGATGAAACAGTAGAGAAAGCGAAAGTATTCAAAAATGTAGTAGAAGCTGAAAGTATTGCTAATACTTTAGGAGCAATTGTCATTACTTTCGTTTCGGAGGATTAAAAGAATGTTTAAAGAAATCGGAAGAGTTACAGAATTATTAAAATATCCACAAAATAAAATCCTTGATTTAGATAAAGTAGCACATATCAATGGCGAAGGTTTAACACTTACCATTGCAACGGAAGAATGCGCAGAGTTAATCCAGGCAATCACTAAATTAAAAAGATACGGCTTTTATGATAGATACAAAAACGATCTGCACGAAGAAGTGGCAGACGTTCTTATCTGTATCACAGAGTTAGTTGCTTTGGGTTATTTAGATATTGATAAAGTCAGAGAGTGGCAGAAATTCAAAATCAATAGAGAAGTAGAAAGAGCCATTCAAAAAGAAGAAATAAGAAAGGATATAGAAAAGTATGGAGTTAGTGAATCTCAATAAGCTAGAAGCAGTCGCTGACTTCCTATCAGATGATGAAGTCTTTGGAATCGCCCCATGTTCACATTTCAATAACTCTTTAAAAAGAGATAGGGTTGACGTGTCTTGTGACATTGGGGATTGTGACGGAGACTGTCCATTCTATTCAAAAGAGAACTTCATCAAGTGGATTAAAAAACCAGACAGTAAGTATGATGTTAGTAATTTAAAGAGACCACAGCAAGAAGACTTTATCGGATATGATAACGTAAGCAACAGTCTTCTTGACAAAGATGGATATATCAAAGCGTTAGAAGAATATTGTGATAACTTAGGAGACGCTCTCGCTGACGCTGAATATGATTTTGAAGAAGTGGAATGTGAAAATAGAGAGTTGCAAGATGTACTAGAAAAGATTAGAGGTGTTCTTGATGGAAAATATTAAACAAATAAATATCTATCTAGTAGATGGATCTAGATACGTAGTTATTCCTTCAGATGATAATTTAGCCAAATATGTAAAAGGTAATTTTTACGGAGGATATAACATTGGCATTTCAAAAAATGAAGCGAAATCAATTATTCATGAGTGGGTTTTCGAGGGTAGAAGTCAGATTGATGATGTTGGTATAAATGTAAATAATATTATATCTATTGAATTTTTAGAACATAGGGAATGATTATATGGACAAAAAGAATTTAAAAGAAATTACATATTCGGGCGAGTTTGTGAACGAATTAGAAAGCGAGATAGAATATTTAAAAGAAGAAAATGCATTAATCAAACGTAGATATACTGTTTTAGAATGTCAAAATCATTATCTTGAGTTGTATAAGGAAGCGTTAAACCTAGCAATCACAAACGCTATTATTGTTGGTGGCTATGATTTTTGGGAAAGAGCTGCAATAGGATATGGCGTGCAAGAATTTTATAATAAGTGCATTCATAGAAACGCACCAAATCTTAATAAAGGTATTGTGGAATTCTATCTTTCGCTAATAGCAAACGCAAAAGCACAAAAGAGTGAGGTAAAAGAAAATGTTAAACGCAGAAAGATTTAAGAAAGAAATATTAGAAAAATCAAATGTTGTTTTTGATTTTTCAATAAGCAAAGATAGGCACACAATTGAGAAATGTCTTGGTGTCTGTGATAATTGTATCTTTTGCAATATAGGAGAGCATTGCTCGAATGTTAAAGTAAAATGGCTCTTATCAGAGTACAAAGAACCTATCAAATTGAGCAGATTTGAGCATGATATTTTAAAATATCTTTCTGACAATACCGTACACATGTATATCGTGAGAGATGGAAACGGCAATATTTGTTTGTATGATGCAGAGCCAAAAAAAAGCGGAAACGGTGATTGGTGGGTAGGTCGTGGAGTGCACGGCATGGTGATGTTTGATAAATTATTCCAATTCATTAAGTGGGAAGACAGTACACCTACACTAATCAAAGATGTTTTAGAAAATTGTGAGGTGGTCAATGATGCTGAAGAATAAAGAAGAAAGAACCTCATTCTTAAGAAATGAGAAGAACTGGGAAGTTGAGTATTTAACAGCTGATATTAAAATGTTGACTTTAAAATTAACACCTAAATTATATGTCAGAAAAATTCAAGTGATGGGTTTTAATAAATATTTTAAAAAAAGTGGATGGTATACGCAGTTTACTAAGTTTTTTTATCCTGATGATCTATATTACAGTCCTAATACTTCAGATACAGAATTATTAAAATATTTAACTGCACATAAAAATGATGATTACATTGAAGACTTAGAAGTGAAAGGAGACGAGTAAATGAACACACAAGAATTAAATGAGTTGCTTAGTTGCCTTACATCAAATTGGCCTGCACTTAAAAAAGTATGCAAAACATGGGGCAATCAGCACATGCTAACCATTGCAATGGAAGAAAATGCAGAACTTATACAAGCAATATCAAAAATTAAACGTTATGGGGTAGACCCAATCAACGCTTCACATTTAAATGAAGAGGTTGCGGATGTATTGATATGCATATATGAGCTGTATGTGATGGGTTATTTAGTCACAGATAAAATTACTGAAATCATAGAAAGAAAAGTAGAAAGAACTATGCAAAGAACTCAGGATTATATAAAGGAATTAGAAGAGGAGGCTGAATACATTGATTTTTAGCGCTGAAAAAGTATAAGAAATTGTAGAAGAAAAGGATGCTGAATATAAGAAGCTAGAAGAAGAGTATTCATATTTGAAAGAAGAACTAGAAGATTTAAAGGCTGAAAATGAAGATTTAGAAGATAGATGCGAAAGTTATGAAAAAGCAAACAAAACTATATTGTGCATCTATCATGAAGACTCAAAAAAGATGGATGATCTTCAGGAGTTTAACAATAAACTCATTAAAAGCTGCAAAAAGGCTAACAGGGATTTCTTTATCTTAGCAGCAGCTTATGTTGCTACACTAGTGCTAATGATTTACTTGTTTATCAGATAGGAGTGATATAGATGTTTTTATTGCAGGTATTAGAAAATGTATTTTCTGTGTTTGCTATCGTTGTGCTGATTGTTGGCGTTCTTATTGTGGTATCTGTGATTGCAATTGCAGTTTTCGTTGTCATGTCAGTGATTGTGAGTGGCATCGAAGAAGACAAGGAGAATAATAACTTATGACAAGAAAAGACAAGGAGGAACACTATTAATGCTTAATCGTGCTTTATTAGTCGGAAGACTTACAAGAGACCCTGAACTAAGAAGAACAGGGAGTGGGAAGGCAGTCACTTCTTTCAACTTAGCAGTAGAAAGAAACTTTAAAAGCGATGATCAGGAAGCTGATTTTATCAACTGTGTATGCTGGGGGAAGATTGCAGAAAATACAGAACGTTACTGTTCTAAAGGCTCACTTGTTTCTGTTGATGGAAGAATCCAAACAAGAAACTATGAGAACAATCAAGGTCAGAAGGTATATGTTACTGAGGTAATTGCTGACTCTGTACAGTTTATTAACACTAGAAAAGAAAATCAAACAGTAACACAAACACCCGTAAATAACTATGCACATAATGAACCTATCCAGCAGTTTGATGATAATGAATTAGTTATGGAAGAGGATGATATTCAATTCTAATGATCAAGAATAAATACAAGGCTAAGAAGGCAATTGTTGACGGCATTGTCTTCGACAGCCGAAAAGAAGCAAAGAGATATACAGAACTCAAGAAACTTGAAGAGATGGGAAGCATTAGAGACCTGTCTCTTCAGGTTCAGTTTGAACTAATACCGTCATTTGAGATTGTTATTGATGGGAAGAAGAGAAAAAGAAGACCTATCACGTATGTGGCCGACTTTGTCTATTACAAAGGTAATGAAAAGGTAATAGAGGACGTCAAAGGTCTCAGAACCACCGTCTATAAAATCAAGAAGAAGCTATTTGAATATAAGTTTAAGACAACTATAAAGGAGACTTAAGATAACTACACAGGGCATTGAGTTCTTTATTAGATTTTATATACTATCAAGAAAATTTATTAGGACCCCTCATACTTAATAGATTCTTTTCTAAAAGCAAGATCCTCTCATGGATTCGATGCCCTAACATATTTTTCTATTCTAAAACCAACAAACAACAGCAGTGTCATGGCTTTGCTTCAATCTCATTCACCTTCTTTTGCAAAGAATAAGAGTATGAAGCGCTAATTTTGCTATCCAACTATAAAGTTATGATGTTGCTGGGAGAAGAGAAGACACAAATTGAAAACCAATGGGAAGAGTAAAGGACTGTTTTCTTCTTCTCCAGAAAGGAGGTTAAATGGGAAACTTTGTTTTATATCGTAACGGAAAAAGAACTGATATAACTGGATCAATAGAAAAGATAAGTCAGTATGTTGATGCTACTCAATTAGCTCTAAAACATAGATGGCAACGTATATATAAGCATGAAAGTGTATTTTCAAATGAAATACCTATTAAAATAGGGAGTGCATACGATAATGAGGAATATATGGCAAATGTATTTGCTCATAGAAAAGTACACAAGAAAGAAAAGAAAAGAGCAAGCTATGAAGATAGGCAGTTCTATGTTGTCTATGACATGAATGACAATGTAATTGTTGCAGGCACTGCTGAAGAATGCGCTAATAGGCTATCCATTGGATTAGCTAGTTTCTACTGCAAGGCAAGCAATCAGCACAGCGATAAATACAATGCAAGGCATCCTAGCACTGCCCCAAGAAAATATTATGTATATACTTTAAAAAGATAAGGAGGAGTGAAATTAAATTGTTTTTTATTCTATTTGTATTGGTGATAGTGATTTATTTATTTTTCATTTTTGAGTAATCAGGAGGTAACGTATGACAGCCGAAGAAGTCAGAACATATTTAAAATCATATAGAAATCTTAAAGATAAAGCAGACTATCTACAGAATAAGTTAATCAATGTTAAAGCCATCTCATATAGAGACAGTCCGACAGGTTCATATTCAGAGCCCAAGACTCAGAACGATTACATCATGATGAAGGATAGGTGTTTAGAAGAAATGGCTCTCATACGTCAAAATATAGATAAACTAGATGATATCAATCATAGAGATGTACTCTTTTATCGATACATCGAATCAATGAGCATCTATGATACTGCTGACATGCTGCATGTATCGCAGAGAACAGCAGAGAAGTACATACATGATGCAATTGAAAAGATGATTGTTATTCTAGATTAGCGTGAATACACGGTTATAAACGTTAAACGGCGCAACATTGCGCATTTAAATGTTATATAATGGTAAAAAGAGGCAAATTAAGCAGAGAGGCATAATAAAGCCTCTTTTTTTATTACTTGATGAGAAAGGGGTGCGACTATGACAGAAAAGCAGAAACTATTTTGTGATGAGTATCTAAAAGATACTAATGCTACAAGAGCATATCTAACAGTCTATGCCAATTGTAAAAGTGCCACCAGTGCAGCACCTCTTGCTTCAAAGCTTTTAAAAAAAGAAGAGATACAAAAATATATCTCTGAAAAAATGGAAGAGATTCACAATGATAACACGGCTGACATTCAAGAGGTAGTCGAATATCTTACATCAGTTATGCGTGCTAAATCAGAATCCTATGTAATGATCATGAATGGTAACGGTACACAAAAGGTCATTCAGAAGCCTCCGGACGAGAAAGAAAGGCTTAAAGCTGCAGAGCTGTTAGGTAAACGTTTTGGTATGTTTACAGATAATGTGGATGTTACTTCAAATGGGCAGACAGTGATTGTAGATGATATAGATGAATAAGGTTAGTTTGAAATCTACCATTGGTCCGGCTTTCTATGAAGTTCACAAACATGTAAAAAACAATGATTACACGCACTATTGGTTAAAAGGTGGTCGTGGTTCCTTGAAATCCTCTTTCATTGGCACAGAGATTCCTTTAGGGATTATGAGAGATGCACAAAAAGGACTGATGAGCAATGCAGTTGTTATCAGACGTGTCAAAGATACTCTAAGAGGCTCTGTTTATGAACAAATAAAATGGGCTATCTATATGCTGAATGCTCAGGATGATTGGGATATACCAGAATCTAAGTTGCAGATGACATACAAGCCAACAGGGCAGGTTATTCTTTTTAAAGGTGCTGATAATCCTAAGAAGCTAAAATCAACAAAGGTCTTTGTAGGATATATCAAGTATGTCTGGTTTGAAGAATGCGACGAGTTCGAAAGCTATGACAAGATAACCAATATCAATCAGTCATTGCTTCGTGGTGGTCCTGAGTATTGTGTATTCTATTCATTTAACCCACCCGAATCGCAAAGAAATTGGTGCAACAGGCAAGTTCTAGTGAAAAGGGATGATACATATGTATCGCATACAACCTACTTACAGGCGCCACCTGAGTGGCTTGGAGAGCAGTTTCTTATTGAAGCCGAGCATATGAAAAAAGTAAATCCTGCCAAATATGATCATGATTATATGGGTGAGGTTACGGGTACTGGCGGAGAAGTATTTACCAATCTATCTATAAGAGAGATAACCGACAATGAAATACAGGTATTTGACAGATTAAAAAACGGATTGGACTTTGGTTATGCTGGTGATCCACTGGCATATGTAAAGATGCATTTTGATAAGACGCGTAGACGTCTTTTTATTTTTGGTGAGGTTTACGGCACACGTCTTTCAAATGAGAAAGCAGTAAGGATGATCAAGAAGCTTAATCCGTTGAATAAATTAGTGACATGTGATAGTGCAGAACCTCGTACAATCAATGAATTCAAATTATTAGGACTAAGAGTGAAGGGCGCTAAGAAAGGTCCGGATAGTGTAGAAAACGGAATCAAATGGCTTCAGGACCTTGAACAGATAATCATTGATCCTATCAGATGTCCTAATACCGCAAGAGAGTTCAATAATTATGAAATTGAAAAAGATAAGGAAGGAAATCTAAAAGGTGAATTTCCGGATAAGAACAACCATTCAATAGATGCTGCACGATATGGATGTGAGACAGACATAATTGCATCAAAAGCACGTGCAGGAAAGAACAGAAGCAAATATGTCTGATATAGGAGGAACATTAGATGTATATATTTACTATCGATGCAGAAAGATATGATGAGTCATCACTTAATATCGTACAGATAGAAAGCCTGATTAATAAGCATAGGAATATCATCGGAAAAATCAAAAAAAATAAAAGATACTATGAAGGAGAGCATGACATAAAAAGAAGGCAGAAAAAATATAAGGGTTCTGCGAACAACAAAGTAATATGCAATCATGCTAAGGACATTTCCGATACTGCTACTGGATACTTCATGAATTCTCCAATATCCTACAACACTTATGATGGTGATGATGAAACATTGCTGGATAAACTAACAGATGCTTTTGATAATGCAGATGTTGATGATGCTGATTCGGATAATGCACATGATATGAGTGTCTGTGGTGTTGCGTATGAATATGTTTATATCAAAAAGGATACTACGGATATTGCTGTCAGGAACATTGAAGCAGATCATACATTTCTTGTTTATGATGACACAATTGAACAGAATCTTCTTTTTGGTGTTTATTATTACAGATTTAAAGATGCAATCACTGATCAGTATTGCTATCGTGCAACAGTGGTAACAAAGAATTATAGATATACGATGATTATAGATTGTTCTAGTCATAAGCATAGGATGATTGAAGAAATGGTTCCTCATTATTTCGGGGATGTTCCAATAATCGAATACAGAAACAATAAACTATGCATAGGTGATTTTGAACAGCAGATATCTTTGATAGATGCCTATAACAAATTAATGAGTGATCGTGTCAATGATAAAGAACAGTTCGTTGAGGCTCTGCTAGTTGTCTACGGTTCTCTGATGGGTGACGATAATGAAGAAGTCAGCGAAACAATGAAGATTCTAAAAGAGAATGGTTTATTAGAACTTCCAAGCGAAGCAAGAGCTGAATATATTTCTAGAACGTTCGATGAAAGCGGAATGGAAGTATTAAGAAAAGCTATTAAAGAAGATATCTATACTTTTTCTCATGTACCAAATCTTACAGATGAAAATTTTGTAGGAAATAGTTCAGGAGTAGCAATGGAATATAAGCTTCTCGGACTTCAAATGATTACTGGAGAAAAAGAAAAGTATTACAAGAAAGGTCTGCGAAGAAGGATAGAACTATTCTGTAATTATCTTGGCCTTAAAGCAATTAACATCAATAAGAACAATATCAAGATAACTTTCACTAGAAAACTTCCTAAAAATTTAAATGAACTTGCACAGATGATTGCGAATTTAAGTGGAAAGGTATCAAATGAAACTCTTATCGAACAGCTTCCGTTTGTTGAGGATGCTTCTAATGAAGCAGAAAAGGTAAAGAAAGAAAATGAAGAAAATATCAAAACACAGCAAGCATTATTCAAATCTCAAAATGAGGTTCCATTCTATGATGAAAAAGATGCTCCTTCCGATAGTGAAGATGATGAATCAGATTCTATCGGTATTAATAAGGCTTCTTAGTTGATATATGAAAAATGAAGAATACTGGAAAAAACGTCAGTCTGAAAAACTTGATAATGCTATTAAGAATGCTGTTGCAGACATCGAAGAAGTAAAAAGATTCTATCATAAAGCCTATCTGTATACAGATAAACAGATAGAAGGAATATTTGATTCATACAGAAATCATCATAGAACAGATTCAGCACCTATGTCAGAAAAGGAAGCAAGAGAACTGCTTAACAATCTTGTGAATGATCATGATTATGCAGAACTGAAGAGGAAGCTTGAAAACAATCCATCAAGCAGTGCAAAAAAAGAATTATTAAAAAAGCTTGATGCTCCTGCATATCAGGCAAGAATAAATAGACTAATGGAATTGCAGAGTAAATTGGATTCTCTGATGAGGCTGGAATATAATCTTGAAAAAGAAAAAAGCACAGATGCCTATCTAAAAGGGATATATGACGGTTATTACAGAAATGTGTTCAATATATCAAAAGGTATGGGGATTGCTTATGACTTTGCTGAAATAGACCCAACACTCGTGGATCATATGCTCAAATCAGCCTGGTATGATAAGAATTATTCTAAAAGAATATGGGGAAATGCACAGAATCTAGGCAATGAACTAAAGGATCAGCTGATGCTGGGGGCTATTATGGGAAAGACCCATAAAGAAATGTCACAAACATTACAGGATAAATTTGCATCAGGTGCAGCAAATTGTGAAAGACTCGTAAGGACAGAGATGGCTGCGTTCATCAATTCTATTGATCTTGTCAATTTCAAGGATGCAGGCATCGAAAAAGAGATGTTCATAGCCGTTCATGACGGCAGAACATCAAAGATATGTCAGCAGCATGATAGAAGCATTATAAATGTCAAAGATGCCCAGATTGGAGTTAATGTGCCTCCGCTTCATCCTAACTGTCGTTCCCATATGATTCCATATATCGAAGGAATCACTGACAATATGAAGAAAAGACAGCGTGATCCGATTACCGGAAAGGATGAAGTTGTAGATGTTAAAGAAAATTATGATCAGTGGTTAAAAAGACAACAAGATAAGCATGGAGTTGATACTGTCGATGTCTATATGAAGAAAACAAAGAATCTTACAAAAGACAGGAAACAATTTAGCAGATATAGAAATGTGCTTGGAAACCAATATATCCCGGATACTTTAAAAGAATTCCAAGAAATAAAATATACAGATGAGAAGCAATGGAATGATTTGGAATATAATTATAGAACTGTCAATCGTTATAAAACCGATTATAGGAAAGTTGATGCAAAAACAATTTTAGAATTGGATAAAGAAGCCCTTACTGCAAAAGATGAATATATGACAACCAAAGCAGGAAGAGGGAATGTTGCTTCGATGAAGATTGGCGATGATATATATATTGCCTCAAGTCAAATTTCGAAAGTGACCGACTCTAATTATTTGAATTATAAAGGAGAAAAATCAAAATTAATTTTATCGCCTGATAATGCCAGATTGACGCCTCATTTAAAAACAGTTCCATATAAGGGACACGAGGGCGAATATTCTAGAGATGTCGATACAGAATATAAGTTTTTTGAATATATTTATGACAAAATTTTAAAAGGAGAATTAAAAAATCAAGAAATTTTCATCTTATCTCAAAAAAGCATGTGTTTTAGCTGTGATTCAGTTTATAATGAACTTGTAAACAAGAAAGAAGTTATAGATGCAAACATCAAAATAAATGTTGTATCTGGGAAAAATAACAAATTATGGGATTATAGAAATTACAAAACCGATGCATTAAACAATATTAAAAAGAGGGTGAAAAAATGAGCGAATATTCTGATTTTAAACATGACTTTAGGACGGATTATGAAACCGGGGATCAATCACGAGGGATGTTCCATCTTGATGACTTAGGGCCTTCTTTTCAAGGTGACCCGATGTTTGCTTTGCGTGTTTCATTAGCTTTAGCAACTATAGAAGCAGAATTATATCCTACACTTAACGATGGAGTAAACTATATGTTTTATCATACTTATGAGAACATAGACAGGATTGTTGTAGGGGTGCACGTTGAAACACAGGAAGAACTGGATGAAATGAAGCGAGACAGGGATTTTGTACTTAATTCAGGCAAACTTGATTATGAAGATGCCTTTAGAGACGAAATGAATAAAAAGGAATAATGAAATATGGCAAGAGATGATTATCATGTAATTGTTTATCAGATTCTATCCTACCTGTATATGCAGCTAAAGCAAGGGAAGGATATTGATGCATCACTCATAAGACATGACAGTAAATATCTGCAGATCAACAGAAAGTACTGGACTTATGTCATTGTGAATCTGTTGAATGAGGGATATATCAGTGGGATAGTAATTGACCAGGATATAGACGAAAATATTGATATATACAATCTTGATAAGTGTGAGATTACACCAAAAGGCATAGAATACCTTACTGATAATTCAACTATTGAAAAAGCCAAGCGATTTATGAAAGACTTGAAAGATATATTACCGTTTGTATAAACCGACTGATGTCGGTTTTTATTTTGCCCAGAATGGAGGTAAATGATGGCCCAGGGTCTAAGAAAACATAGGCATTGTTATTATGAGGTTAATTCTAAATATTATTATGACAATCATAGAAACTGTATGGTAAGGAATACGCACTATGAATGCATGATCTGCGGTCATGAATATCATGAAGTATCGGAATTATCACAAGGACCGCCTAAAGAAAAAAGTAAATCAAGTGTATTGGAAAAAAATAAGAACAGGCATAGGCATTATTAGATGTCTTTTTATTTTGTCTGAAATAAGAAGAAAGGAGGATAGAAGATGAAGCTAAAAGTTATTCATAATCTTATCGATAAGCAATGTGGTGTTGTCAGATATGTCGGTGAAGTATTCGAAGCTGATGAAGAAAGAGCTAAAGAACTTATCAAATTGAAAGCTGTTGTTACTTATCAGGACGATGTAAAAAAAGAAAAATAAGCATTATCTTATTGTCCAAAAACTTATGACACAAAAAGATGGGATGGTCATACGGACCTTAAATGGAGAATTGTAATGAAAGATAAAAATAAAATGATGCCTCTTAATCTGCAGCTATTTGCTGAAGACCCGGGAAATGAAGCGAATACTGGCGATGGTCAAGAGGATCAGAACACTCAGAATAACAACGGATCAACTCAGGAACCAAAGACGTTTACCCAGAAAGATGTTGATAAAATTGTTCAAGGAAGAATTGCAAAAGAAAGAAAGTCCTGGGAAAAGCATCTTGAAGATCAGAGAACAGAAGCTCAAAAGCTTGAAAATATGAGTGAAAAAGAGAAAAAGGAATACCAGGAAAGAAAACGAGCAAAAGAACTCGATGACAGAGAAGCAGCAATTACCAGAAGAGAACTGACTGCACAGGCAAAAGTTCAGCTTGCTGATAAGGGTATTCCTACAGAATTGGCTGAAATTCTTAATCTAACAGATGCTGATGCGTGTAAACAGTCTATCGATACAGTTGAGAAGGCTTTTCAGTTTGCTGTTGAAAAGGCTGTTGAAGAGCGCATCAAAGGAAAAGAACCACCTAAAAAGGCACCAGAGAACAGTGCAATTACTATGGATTCTTTGAAAAATATGAGTGCCCAAGAAATCAATAAAAATTGGGATGAAATACAAAAATTAATGAAACAGTAGGAGAATAACAGAATATGTCAGTAGAAAAATTTATTCCACAAATTTGGAGTGCAAGATTATTAAATCACTTAGATAAGAGACACGTATATTTAAATCTTCTTAATAGAGATTATGAAGGAGAAATCAAAAACTTTGGTGATACTGTAAAAGTAAACCAGATTGGTGATATCACTATCAAAGATTATGAGAAAGGAACTGATATTGAATCCCCTGAAGATGTGGCTGGTGAACAGCAGGAGTTAAAAATTGATCAGGCAAAGTATTTTAACTTTTCAATAGATGATGTTGATAATGCCCAAACTAACCCAAAACTAATGGATAAAGCCATGGAGCGTGCAGCATACAAAATGAATGATGTGGTAGATGCATTTGCAGCTAATCTATTAGCCATTAATGTACATACTGATAATACTATTGGTGATGATACAACTCCAAAAGTGCCGACAAAAGAAACTGCTTATGATTTATTAGTGGATCTTGGAGTTAAATTAACAGAAGCAAATGTTCCTACAGTCGGGCGCTGGGTAGTCATTCCAGCATGGTATCATGGATTATTATTAAAGGACCAGCGCTTTGTAGGCAATGGTACAGATTATAACAAAGCAATCTTAGAAGGCGGTGAAGTAGGTAATGCAGCAGGCTTCACAGTTTACGTATCAAACAATGTACCTAATACTACAAAGACAAAGTATAAGATCATTGGTGGTACAGAAGAAGCTGGTTCATATGCAGAACAGATTTTAAAGACGGAAGCATACAGACCAGAGAAAAGATTTTCCGATGCAGTTAAAGGCTTACATGTATATGGTGCAAAGGTATTCCAGTCTAAATGCATTGCTGTATTGACTGCTAATCCTGAATAGAAGAAAGGAACTGATTTAAATGAGCTTTATTAAAAATATTAAGACGGGTATCACTACAGAATGTATCAATAAAGACGTGATAAAAGTATGTAAAGCAGATCCGCTTAATTATATCGTAGAAGATAGCTTAGGAGCTTTGCTATCGTCTGATTCATCTGAAGAAAAATCAGCTAAGAAGAACAAACCTTTAAGCAAGATGAATATTGCAGAACTCAAAGAACTAGCAAAAGAAATGAATATTGATGCAGACGACTCTCTTACAAAAGATGAGCTTTTTGCTGTAATCAAGGCAAACAAGAATGGATAGCATCAAAAGAGATTTTAAAATTCTTACTGGAGAGACTGATAATGATATAGTCTCTCTTTTTGTTTCTAATGCTGCTAAAAGAGTTCTTATGAGAGCAAACAGATCAGAACTTATAGAACCTCTTTATGATCATGTTCTTACTCTTGCACTTGCAAGATACGAAAGAAGAGGTAATGAAGGACTTGCATCATATAGTGAAGGTGGAGAAAACGAATCTTATCTGAAAGAAGATGAGATATTATCAGCAGTAGATAATTATCGCCTAACACCAATAGCAAGGAGAAGAAGAGATGAAGAAAAAAAGTCTGAAGAAGTTCACTCTTAGAAGATACAAACCTTATAAAGATTCTGAGGGTAATAATATCGAAGAATATGAATCCAAAAGATACGATGATGAAGCGATTATTTATCCAGCAAGTAGTTCAACACAGTTTGAACTTTATGGGATGCGCATCCATGCAATCATGAATATGCATTATTATGGTATTTTAACGATAAATGTTCACGACATGATTATTTATGAGGGTGTCAATTATAAAGTCGTCAGTGTGCAGAAATATAAGCGTTTTAAGCACATAGAGATTGAAAGATTATGAGCAAACTAGAAAATGCAGATAGACTTATCTCAAAACTTCAGCAGATATCTGCCAATGATGCATCGGAAGTATGCACACAGGCTGT